AATTAAGAATACCAGATGGTAAAGGAGGTGTTATAAGTCAGGACATTGCCGCACTAGAGCCGTTTGCAACTGTGATGAATATAGTAGCGGATGCTCATACACTTTCAAAGGGTAGCATGGCTCAGAAAAGAGAAGCTATGTCTGCGTTAAATATCTTAGCTTTAGTTGTTTCTAATAACATAGGTAATAAATCATACTTTAAAAACTTAGGTGACGCATTACAGTTGATTACTGTCACCAGCGAATCCGAGGAAGCTGTTGAAGCTAAACGTATGAGGTTACTAAAAGGTATGTTGGGTGCTGGTGTTCCATCCGCTATGAATGCCATGTCTATGGCTACTGATGAATTTAGAAGACGTAGTGATGATATACTTAAAATGCTCGCTAAGAGAATTGGAGGTATTGCTAAGGAAGTTCCTGTACATAGAGATATGTGGGGAGAACCACAACAGTTGCATAAGACCGACAGGGCACAAGCTATTAGTTTAATAAATCCGTTTAAGCTTGGTAAACAATTAATGGATGTAGATGACTATGTTGTGCAAGATGAAAACGGTCTTAGAAGTTTTGATGCAGATAAATTTAAAAGTATTATAGTAAATGAAAAAGACCCTAAGTATGACGCTACCGCTGTACGAAACGCAGCTTGGGCCGTGGCTTTGGAACTAGATGGAGAGTATCACTTTAATGGTGGTACTAGTATAAAGGACGGTATAGAATTACAAGAAATTATACATCCTGAAACCCGTATTGATGCTTTTGAGCGTTGGCAAGAGATATATAAGAATCAAAAGATTGATGGTTTAACAGCTCAACAAGCTACTGTTGTATTAGCTAGACAGTTAACCACTCCGACTAAGTTAGACCCCAACCAAGCACCTGAAGGGTTTAAGCAGAAAGATAAGAGGCTTGAAAAGTTTAGGAAAGTTTTAAACAGTTACAAGAAAGTAGCTTACGAAAGAATGAGGCAAGAGTACCCAGTACTAATTGAGCAAGAAAAGGAAGATAAAATTCGTAACGCTTTATTAACTACATCTCCAAACGCTGAACAATTAAAACGCATAACCTCAGAAATGCCAGTCGAAGAGTATAAGAAAACGCAACCTGATACTAGATTGAAGGAACTATTAAAGAAAACCCCGTATGTTCCCGTAACTCTTGCTGACTAAGGACTTGCTCTTCTCACTCAATAATTAATAATATACACTTATCATCATGGCTATTACTTTCGTAGACGATACAGCAGATGCAGGACAGACCGAATTTCTGTTTAACTTCCCATACCTAGAGGACGAGCACGTTAAGGTGTTTGTTGACGGAGTAGAGCAAGCACTTACCACTAACTTTACTATTGATTTAACTTCTACTAAAAAGATAGTTCTTAGTAATCCCACAACACCGTTAACTGGTGGTGAGATCGTCCGGGTACGTCGTATATCAGACCCCGCTAACGACCTGGTAGACTTTCAGAATGGTTCTGTATTGACGGAAGCCGAACTGGACAGGTCGTACTTACACAATCGTTATCTTGCTGAAGAGAGCGCCGAGCAGAACGATATATCACTGCGAGTACAAGCAGGTGCTGACGGTGAGTTCGATGCTCTGAATAAAAAGATTATCAACGTCAGTGATCCTACAGCCGACCAAGATGCTGCTACTAAAGCATACGTAGATACAAAAGATGCGTTGAAGGTTAACAAGGGGGGTGATACGATGTCCGGTGCTCTGGCGATGGGCGGTAATAAAGTTACTGGATTAGGTGCTCCTACTAGCGGAACTGACAGTGCTACTAAGAACTATGTAGACGACACGGTTGCTAATGTTGCTGCGGGTTCTATACCGGATAACTCCATCACCGCCAATAAAATCAGCGACACGGATGCTACTTTTAATATACAGTCGGACGGCAGTGTGGGCGTGGGTACTGCTGCTCCAGGCTCTAAATTAACGGTCGATGGAGATATAGAATCTTTAAGCGGAAGCGGTCCCGGAGGCGGTCAGATAATATTAAGATCACCGTCGGATGGTTCTTATCGCTGGAACATAGACAACGAAAGTTCAAGTTCGTTATTTCGGATTTTTCAAGAAGCTGATGCTGGGGGTAGCGGTGCCGTAAGATTAACAATAGATCCGTCAACAGGTAATGTTAGGTTGGGGACGGGAGTAGGTGCTTACACTCTTGACGTAGCTGGCGACGTAAATGTCTCTGGTGACTACAAGGTAAACGGTACGAACATTAGCTCAGGTACAGGCACAGTAACTTCTGTAGCTAGCGGAACAGGACTGACAGGCGGACCTATTACTACAAGCGGTACATTAAGTTTAGCTAACGGTGGTGTTGATACTTTACAACTAGCCGACGACGCTGTTACTGCTGACAAACTAGCTAACACTGCTGTTACACCGGGTGCTTATACTAATGCTGACATTACAGTAGACCCACAAGGACGGATTACAGCTGCTGCTAGTGGTAGTGCGGTTTCTAAATTCACAAGCACTGAACAAACGTTGACAGCAACTTCAACAATTACAGTCAGTCACGGTTTAGGTGGCGTTCCTGATTTAGCAACTGGTCACTTGGTTTGTAAAACAGCTGAGCACGGATATGCGGTAGGTGATGAATTAGAAGTTGGTATGAGTTGGTTTTCTGACGGGAGTCCGGGCACTTCTCAAGAGAACGGTATAGCTGTAGTTAAAAACTCTTCTAATGTATTGGCTTTAATCGGAGAGTCCGTGGAAGTACCTAACAGAACAAATCTTGGACAAGCAGCTACTATAACACTAGGTAACTGGAAGCTTGTTCTTACAGCTCTTACATTCTCATAAACGATGATCGACTCCCTCCCCAACCTTCTTAACACCGCTCTTGTCGTCGCTCTTGGCGTGATCGGGTGGATTATCAAGCGTATGATCGAACGGTTAGACCTTGGTGATAAACGGCTTACGAAGATAGAGGTGGAGCTTGCTGCACAGAGGGAGAGAGACGCTGCTGTTGAAAGCAGGATGAGTAAGGTTGAGACTGCTATCAATGAGATGCACAACAAGATTGACCGCATGATGGAGATATTAGTGAGGAAATAGATGATGCCAAAAGGATTATACGCAAACATCAACAGAAGAAAGAAACTGGGTATTAGCCGTAGTAAGAAGAAGTCAACGATATCGCCAAAGGCTTACGCTAATATGAAGCGTGGGTTTAAGAAGAAGTGAGTGTATCGTTGTCCATAGGCAGAGGTGAGAAAAGCAAGAAAGGCGGACTCACTGCAAAGGGACGGGCTAAGTACAATAGAGCTACTGGTTCTAAACTGAAAGCTCCTCAGCCTGGTGGTGGACCACGTAAGCGTTCCTTCTGTGCCCGGATGTCCGGCGTTAAAGGACCGATGAAGAAACCTAATGGTAAACCTACTCGTAAGGCTTTAGCTTTGCGTAGGTGGAAGTGCTGATGGCTAGACCGTACAGAAGACCTCGTGTTGCTCGTCCGAGTCCGCTGATTGCTCAGTACAATACACTTGGTGCGGTTGCTGCGGGAGGTGTGACAGAAGCAATAGCTACGACTGCTGCCGCACAAACCATCGTGGATTCTATAACATCCGACCCGGACATCATTGGTTTGAGTGGGGGAGACGCACCGTTGAGTGACCCACAGATTGATTCTTTAAGAGCTGATGCCAGTGATAACTTAGATGTTTACAACGGAGGAGGAGCATAACAAATGGCTACATTTAGTAAAAGAATACAACTTAGAAGAGATACCGCAGCTAACTGGGCATCCGAAAACCCGGTGCTTCTTGAAGGAGAGATCGGAATCGAATTAGACTCAGCTAGGAATAGAATTAAGATAGGAGACGGAGCGACTGCTTGGAACTCTTTGCCTTACTTCTTGGACGCACGTGAAGAAGAGGTTGGAGATTACAATGACTTCTTAGATGGTTTAAGTACACCGTAGGAGAGATGAGTAGTTTATTAACACAGTTAGGGCAGAAGGTTAAAGCCAAGCTTGATAACAAGTTAAATACATCAGGTGGCACAGTTAGCGGTGACCTTACAATATCACAACTGTTACAAGTAGGATCGTACACCGCTTCTAGTTTACCGTCTAGCGGCACTGCTGGTAGGGTTGCTTATGTGTCAGACGGAGATGGTGGAAGTCCTTGTTTAGCAATAGATAGCGGAACTGATTGGTTAATTAGTAGTTTAGGAACGGCAATACCACAAGCTATACACATTACGGATGAGCTTGGTAATTCGTTGCTTACGGAAGCGGGCGGCATTTTAATTGCTGACGCTTGACACTCATTAGCCAAACTTATAGTCTTTATCAATCATTTGAACTCGTGGCTTATTGTTACGAATCTCGGTTAACCCACAAAAGAAAGTATATATATTATGTCTAGTTTGCTTACCCAATTGGGTCAAAAAACAAAAGTAGAGCTTGATAAGAAGCTTGCCCTTGCAGGCGGAACGATGACTGGGGCTTTGACCCTCAGCGGTGCTCCAACTGCCTCCCTCCACGCCGCTACCAAAGCATACGTTGATTCAGTATCTTCGACTGCTTCCGGTCTTCAAACTGAACTTGACGCTACTCAAGCTGGTGCAGGTCTCGGTGCTAACGGTGCTTACACAGCTAATGGTTCTGCCAACTACATCAGTTCGGTAACGACCCTTCAAGCTGCTGATAACGCTCTTGACGCTCAGATCAAAACAAATGCTGATGCTATCGCTTCTAACGACAGTGATATCTCCACCCTTCAATCGAACGTTAGCTCGAACGACAGCGACATCGCTACTCTTCAGTCCAACGTTTCCTCGAATGATAGTGACATCAGCACCTTGCAAAGCAATGTTTCCAGTAACGACACTGACATTGCTGCTCTGCAAACTAAAGCTGGTTCCCTTGCTACTGACGGTAACTCCGCTTCCTTCTCCGGTGACATCTCAGCTGCTAACGCTGTATTCTCCGGTAACTTGACCGTTCAAGGAACAACCACCTCCGTACAGACCACCAACATCGATGTTTCTGACTCGTTGATGAATCTGTCTAAAGGTGCCGCTTCCGGTGCTAACGCTTCTAATGACGGTGGTTTCATCGTTGAGCGTGGTTCTTCCGAAAGCAATGTTGCATTCATCTGGGACGAAGGAGACGACAAGTTCAAGGTTCTTTCGACCTCCGCAACTGCTGCTTCTTCCGACATCTCCGGAACTGACGGTTCGGCAAGTCTTGCTGATCTTGA